AAGATATTAAGATAGACTAGTAGTCCCTATAATAGCAATAGCGCTTAGTATTACAGTTAATTATCAATATGAAATCTAGAATCTAGATAATAGCCAAGGATACGTATAACTATTATATTTTATGTGCAAATCATAAAACTATCTTAATAAACAATTTTATAAATAAGGAGTGATGTATGAAACTATACATTAGAGGTGGTGATGCAGGTCAATTATTTCAATCAGAGTGTAAAGAATGTAAAGTATATTTTGATTGGAAAGATCTGGTAGTACAAGAATATGATTTTGGTAGTATTAAAGAACGTAATTGTATACCATGTCATGAAGAAAAATACGGAAAACTAAATCAAGGGGGCTGGCTAAAATGAACAACAGATTAAAGTTGGATACAACAATGTTACAAAGTAATACAGCAATGCATTTAATAGCTTTTATAATAGTGCAACGCGATATTATTCTAAGATTGATTGCTAATGATGATATTAAGGTAAGTGAATTGAAAGAATTAGCAGAAAATACTGAGTACATTCTCACTAAGCACACAAATGCTTTACATAAGCGTTGTGGAACTAGGATATTCCATAAAAAGGATGATAAAGATCAATATGATAATGTTAAGCCTTATGAAGGCGCAAACAATAATCAATAATTTCTTTAGAGAATGTGCACTACTACAGAGCTAAACCATACGTGATGTATAATTGAAGTCGGGTTCGAACTGATATTATGTTGAGTATAGCTTTAGGCCAAAAATGGTTGGGTGTAAACATTATTATTTAGTTGTTGCAGATTAAATAGTAGATGCCACTCTGTAGTAAACAAATTTAACAAAGAAAATATAGGAGGGTAGAACCATCGATAATAAAATTAAAACTTTAAAACAAATTAAATATTATAGCAAGATGAGTATGCAACATAGTGCGGTTAATAAATACATGCTGTATTTGTTAATTATACTTCATATCGCATTAACTGTATCTTGTATTGTGAAGTAAAAGAATTGTCTTAGGACATTCGGCAGTATCATGTCGTTAGGATAAGTGTAGTAATACACCCAAAGTGATAGTTTAGACAAAGATTATCGCGCCAAGCAATTGGTCCATAGATACAAGCCTCTACGCATATAATCTCGAAGGCAAAGAGAATATATGTCACCAAGATGGTAATTGGTGTGAGTATGGTAACATACAATAGAATAAGGGGTAGGAGTTTAAGCTGAGCTGTGGTGGCACAGGCTGTTCTCCAGTATTAAGGTTAATCCTTTAGTGATAAAGGGCGACGCCTGAAATACCATAATATATGGTCACCAGCTATGTATTGTAGTGTTGAGTGTAGTATTTACTATCCTAATAAGATAGCAAGCTACTCTGCGTACGACTCAATATAACTACCATTGTCATTAAAAAAGATAATGAACAAGAGTTCACACTTTTGAAAAACAGGCGCAGTGATTAGGAGCAAAGGGCTCTAAGCCTCTACACTTCGGTGAATAGAGGGCGTTTTATCCTCTCGAGGGATATAATGTTTAATGGCGAAAGCACTTGTTGGCAGGGCACTGTCAATGAGATGTTAGTAACTGTTGAGAGAACCTAATCATTAAGAGTGGTAGTCTATAACTACTGAGCCTGCTAGGATACTGTTCGCAAGAATAGTGGATAAGGACAAAACCATAGGTAACCCTTATGGAACATAGTCCGAAAGTCTTAGCATTAAAGAGTATAATCTCAACTCTTAAATATAAACTAAATAAGGAGGTAATTATGGGTGTACATTTTAGAAATGTAAATGATGTATTAGATATATTAAGAGATGTCTATACATATATTATTATGACAAGAACACATAAACATAAAGATTTATCTGAAAAGATATTATCTAGAATTAATATTATATTAAAAGACAATGATATTAATGTTGACGATAGGAGGTGGAAAGTAAAATGAAAACAACGATAATTACATTATATTTATTGGTAAATGTAAATGATCCATCAGATATAATAATATTAAAAGAACAAGACAATATTAATAAAAATAACATAGAATGTGTAGAACCATTACCTGGTGTACCAATGATATGTAAAGGAGTAAAAAATGGGATTTGATGTACATGGAGTTAGACCTAAAATAAATAAAAAGCTAGATGATACAACAATATATGGTATGACTGAATCTATTGCATCTCATCAAGAAAGATGGGAAGTAATGGATAACCTTAGTGAAGAAGATCGTAAAACATATTGGAAGGAATATGAAAAACATCATGATGATAATCCTGGATTATATTTCCGTAATAATGTCTGGTGGTGGCGCCCTTTATGGATCTTTATTTGTAGTCATTGTGAAGATATAATGACTGACAGTAATATGAGAGGCGGCACTTATAATGATGGTCATAGAATTGATGAAAATACAGCAATCAACATATCTGATAGATTATTTGATTTAATTAAAGATGGTACTGTTGATAAGTATTCTGAATTTTATGAAAAAGAAAGAAAACTAGCTGAGAAAAGTGATGATAAAGATGCTAAATGGCTATCACAATATCCTTTTAGTAAAGACAATGTAGAAAGATTTGCATTGTTTTGTAAAGAATCAGGAGGGTTTGATATATGTTAAAAGTAAAAGTATGGAGATTAGATAAAACTGGTAATATGAAATCATATACTATGAAATTGAAAGATACTAGAGAAAATAATCTCAATTTAGAAAAAATGGCTGAGTCTGCAGAAGATTGTTATGTAGATCAGTCAGAAAACTGGAGATAGTTAACTAAAACAGAAAAGGAGGCCAAATATGGCAACAACTAGAACAATAAGATGGTTAGCAGGTGGTGGTTTTGTAGATAAAGAAGTAACATCATCTACAGTAGCTCAATTAAGAGCTGAATTAGGCATTAGCCCTGGTGCTGATATTGCAGTAGACGGTACTAATGTGGCGGATACACATGAACTTTCAGATGGTTCCGTAGTAGCAGCTGTACAGAATAATAAATCTGGTGGAAGCAGTTGCTAATTAGTTAAACAGATATGGGGGGCGAACTCTACCTCACCTCACACACTCGTTTTGTCCCCCTGTCTATAAAATAAGGAGAGATACAAATGCAAACGAATTTATTCGAATTAAATCCAGACTTGAGAACTATAACTCAAAATGTTCAAATAGGACCTCAAGCTGAAGTATTGGAGATGATTGAAGATTTTAATTATAGATATATACAAGGTGAAAACCATATTCCTAGATCTTATAATCTACACGCTCCAACTAAATATCTTGGTATTACTAAAAAGTTTTATTGGAAGCCAGGAGCATATGATACTATAAAGAAAATAATATGGCATCAAGGTGAAATGCATAAGAAAGCTGCATCATTATACAAAGTTATTGAAAGAGTTAAACATAGTACTTTTAGATATAGAAATATAATGACTGAAATATCTAATATAGAAGAAAGATTATATCGCTTTAGAGAAGAAGGATTAATAATGCAAGATAATACTGATGATATAATAGAGGCATGGAATATATTAAAGAATCATTTAATGGATCAACATTCAAAATCAGGAAATAGTTTTATCATAAGATTGTCAGAAGTATTTAACGATAATGAAGAACTAATTAATTATCATTTAGATGTAATATATAATTATATGGATATAAAAATGATATATAGCCATATAGATGGTGGTGATATAGCTGAAATAATGATACCTGGTGATGGACATATTACTATTAGATTTTCATTAAATAAGCTTTTAACTACTATATTATTAGCAAAAGATATGGATATTAATAACATATCATCATCAAATATTATTTATGCTCGACATAATCATAGAAGATGGTTATATAATATAGGTGGTAATTGGCATAGTTATGTTAATATTCAACATCCATATATATCAAGACAACGTAATTCCTGGGGAAATAATTCAAATTTTACAGATAATTTTAAATATGTTTGTGTAGGAAATATGGAGAGTGAAATAAAAGCATGTATTAAATCATTAGATTTTGTGTCATTGAAAATATTTATTGATAGAATCATGACTCATTATGACACTCAAACAAGTCCATTAAACAGATTATCTGAATCATTTCACGGTAAACCTGAACATCTTGCTGATAATGAAGAATTTTGGACTATAATGGGATTAAGAGATGAATCACATTGTAATTATAAAGGTGAATTAATAGATGAATGGGACCATGGTATAGATGTAGAAGCAGAATCTTATTGTACTGAAATTCAATGTGTATTAAAAGATAAATGTTCAGCATGGAAAGAAATTAACAAACCTAAAGTAAAGTTGACACCTGAACAAATGCAACAAAAAACTTTAGAAGAAGCAACTTTAAACTTAGTAATGAATAGGAGGGGATAATGCAAGTATATATAGAAAAGAAAGACTGGGATAAGATAATAAATTATGCCAGATGTGCATCAGATAAATGGGGCACTGAAATAGGTGGAATGGCAGTCACTAAACAAGATAAAGATGGTGATTGGCAAATTATGGATCCAGTAATAATGAAGCAAGAAGTATCTGCAGCATTATGTGAACTTGATAAAACTGAATTAGCGCAGTATTATAGTAAAATGGCTATGAAATATAAGAAAGATAATATTCGGTTTTGTTGGTGGCATTCTCATGCTAAAATGAGTGCTTTTTGGTCAGGAACAGATACAAACACTATAGATGAATATGAAGATGGCGACTTGAGCTTTGCTCTAGTTGTCAACGTAAAAGAAGAATATAAGTGTAGAGTATCAGTTTGGAAACCATTTACTATGCATGAAGATGTTGAAATTCAGATACTTAGCGATGATGAAGGATATAAAATACCAAAGAAAATAAATAAAGAAGTTGAATCATATTGTACTCAACCACAAAGAAATTGGTATAATTCTGGTAGTAGCTGGGGAAAAGTAGCAAAAAATGGTATTATAAATGATAGTAATCAAACTAGTCTATTTAAAGGCGAATTAGTAGCTAAACAAAGTGAGTTTAATCTAATTAAAACAGCGTGGTTACAGTTATTAGAAAAAGTAGATGATATAAATACACGCTTTGTAGCTGGTGAATTTCAATATGATAGATATGCTAATAAAATAAAAGACATGAATAGAAGATTGAAGAAAGCACAAATGCCATTGAGTGTTGAATTAATTGAACAATGTGATTTTGAACAACTTTTACATGTGCATGCATGGGATTTAATAGAATGTGACCCTGGTTACGAAGCATTAGATCCATATCTAGAATATGCAGATGAACAAAGTTGGAATCAAAGTTACGGTATATAAGGAGGAGGATCATGGAAAGAAATAGCAGATTTGCTGACATAGTTAGCAATATGAACGACTATTCTTACCATATACTTGGTTGCGGGGCTATTGGAAGTTCCGCAGCCATACAATTGGCAAGAATGGGAGCAGAAAACTTTGCTTTATATGATGGTGATATTGTAGAGCAACCAAATGTAGGTGTAAGTCAATATAATATGAAAGATGTCGGTAAAACTAAAGTTGAATGTTTGTATCATCATATTATAAATATCACTGAGAAACGTCAAAACGTTGATAAATATTTCGGTATATTCCCAAAAGTTACTGAATGGATGCCTATGAGCGAAACAAATGACATAGTTATACTAGGATTTGACAATATGAAATCAAGACTAGATGCTGTCACGCACATTTCTAATCATAGTGTAAAACCATTTGCAATTATTGATGGTAGAATGGGAGCTGAACATTATCAACAATATATAATACCAAGACCATCTTTAAAAGATTACTTGAAGACGTGGTATCCAGATCAGGATTCTGATCCAGAGCCATGTACAATGAAAGCAACAAGTTATTGTAGTAATATGAGTGGTAGTTTTATTTGTAATGCTGTTAGAAAATTAATTACTAATCAGCCTTATGATAGGAAATTTTCATTCAATTTTCCTACGATGATACTTGCAAAATAAGAATAATATACGTATATTATAACCCCCATCTAGGGATACATAAAACAAAAAATAACAGGAGGATTCATGGAAGAAATTCAAGAACCTAAGGGAACTTCTGTCCCAGAAAATAGAAGAAAAGATGAATGGATGTCACCTAAAATTGACAAATTAGCAGCTGCACTATCAAAAGCTCAAAGTGAATTAAAAGGTGCATTAAAATCAAGTGTTAATCCATTCTTTAAGTCTGATTATGCTGATTTAGATACTGTAATTAAATCATGCTTTCCACAATTAACAAAAAATGGTTTATCTGTAATACAGGGAAATGATACCTGTGATAAAGGTAGTTTTTATGTAACTACTATGTTATTACATGAATCAGGTCAATGGATTAAATCTAAACTAAAAATGCCTATTGGTGGTAAAAAAGATGCTCAAGCTGTAGGTGCTACTATAACATATGCTAGAAGATTTTCTTTATCTGCAATGGTAGGTATTGCACAAACAGATGATGATGGTAATTCAATTCAAAATAAAGGAGTAACGAATGGCTAGAACAATAACAGTCAATAAAGGTGGTGGAATGAGCTACGAAAGTGGTTGGAAAACTGCAACTATATCAAGAGCTGCATTTGGTGTTTATAATGACGCTAAATATCTTGATGTATGGTTTGAAGGTTATCCTGATAACTTTAATGCTAGAATATATGAAAAGATTAGCAATGGTGAAGAATGGGCCGTAGGTCAAGTCTTTAGATTTGCTAATGCTGGTATAACTAGCGCGTTAGAAGGAACAGATGGTAAGATCGTAATCAAAATGGATGATAATCCAGCATTATTAGCTGGCAAACAAGTTAATATCTATTTATATAAAGATGGTAAATATAGTAGAATATTAAAACAGTTTGCACCAACAGTATTTGAAAATGCTGCTGAAAAATTCACAGAAGATGATGTAGATTACTGGAAAAAGAAGGCAGGAAAATTCTATACTGAATTTGTATTGCCTAAATTAAATAATACAAGTGAGGGAAACTCTGATTTTGTATCCTCCACGCCAGTTAGTCAAAATGTAACCTCAAGTTCAACAGGAACTGGAGATGAAATACCGTTTTAATTAACTGAAGTGATAAGGGGTACAATAACTGGTCCTATAAGTCCATAACCTGACACCGCGATGGTGAGGCAAAGGAATATGTGAGTGCCCCTTATATTAACTAACAAGGAGGATATATGATAAATATGATAAAAGAGTTTGCATTCGGATTATCAAATAGGCATCATTTTCAAGATGCAGATAATATTGAGCAATGGGAAGGTATAGAGAATGATACATTTTGTTCTTTATATAACTATGATGAAGATGTAAAAAGTTATTATGCTAATAATAAATCATTATCAGGGTTTGATGGTAAGATATATATACCAGAAGAATTTATATTAGATGTAGATGGTGAGAATACATTAGATGCAAGAGATAAATTAGGTGGTTTACTTAAACTCCTAAAACAACTAGATGTTCCAAGTAAAGTTTATTTTAGTGGTACTGGGTTTCATGTAGGAATACATCAAAGTGCATTTAAATGGGAAGCTCATAAAGATTTACATGTAGCAGTAAAGAAAGAATTAACAGAAAAAGGAATACTTAATATTGCTGACCCTTCTGTTACTGATAAAACTAGAATTATTAGAATGGTTAATACAAAGAACACTAAATCTGGTTTATTCAAAGTACAAATACAAGATGATTTTGTAGATAGAATGATGAATTGTGATGAAAATGATTTTAAAAGTTTTATTGAAAGTTATACTGCAGAACAAAAAGGAATAGAACCTGTAGATCCTGTAGAAAAACCTGTATTTGATGTTACAGTTAAAGAAACAGTAAAACAAAAAGAAATAGTTCAAGTAGTCGGAGACACTAAGCATCATACTTGTATACAGAAAATGATGGAAGGAGCTCCTAGAGGTAAGCGTCATATGGTTGCATTAAGATTAGCAGCATATTTAAGATGGAGGTTCCCTAAAGATATTGTTTATTTAATTATGGAAAATTGGCGTCAAAAGGTAAGTGGTATGCATCCATTTAAAGAAGAAGAAATGGCTAATATTATAAAAGGTTGTTATGAAGGTCATGGTGGTGAAGGTTATACATATGGTTGGGATGACCCTATAATTAAGTTTTATTGTGATAGTACATGTAAATTGCATAAAGGTAGAAAAAGTTTGCGTACTGAAACAGTAATGAATGCTTCAGCTATGGAAAAAGAATTAATTGAATTCTATGCTAGAGACCATCAACCTATCAATATTGGTGCTTTATATGGACAAGACTTTCCTATATATCCAGGTGAAGTAGTTATTATTCAAGCTCCACCCGCTAGTATGAAAACAATGTTATTACAAAATTGGATAGTTGCATTAAAGAAACCAACATATTTCATAGAAATGGAAATGTCTCCAAGGCAAATATGGTCGAGATTTGTTATGATAGAGAATAAGTGGACTCATGAACAATTAGAGCAACATTATAGTCAATTACAAAATGGGCAAGAAAATAAGTTTGATTATCTTACTGTAGATTATTCTTCTCCATATCCTAGTGATATAGAAAATAAAATATCTATGATGGAAAACAAGCCAGAACTTGTTGTTGTTGATCATATGGGTTTGTTTAAAAGTAAACGTCAAGACAATAACATGAAAGTTGAAGAGGCTTCTCAAGCTCTTATGGAACTTGCAGTAAAATACAACGTAGTTGTGTTTGCTGTTAGTGAAATAAGTAAATCTGCTTTTAAAGAAGGTATGGATATATCATCATCTAGAGGTTCGTTTCGTGTAGCATATAATGCTAATAAGTTACTATCATTAGCACCGTACAGGAATAAAGAAACAAATCTTATAGAAATGATACATGTTAAGAGTGATAAGAATCGTGAAAAAGAATTTCTTAATGTTAGGCTAAATGTAAATAATGTGAGGATAGAGAAATGAAGAAAATTAGTGAAGCTAAGAAAAAAAGAATGCTAGACTGGTTTAAAAAACATCCTCAAAAAGATAAAGGTCGAAATAAAAAGCCAGCAATGACTAATAAATGGGGAATAGTTAAAAAAGGGAGATTAAAATGAAACATAACGAAATGCTAAGTTTGATAAATGCTATATTTCAAGAGGTTGAAACCATACATACTGAAGGACAAAAAGAATATGCTATGGATGAAGACAATGTATTTGCAAATTTTGAAAGAATAGCAGAACAAACAAGCTTTGATAGAAAGATGGTACTATGGATATATCTTATGAAACATATTGATGGTATATGTTCTTATATTAAAGGCCACAGATCTCAAAGAGAAGAAGTACAGGGTAGATTAACTGATGCAATAGTATATCTTTGTATATTATGGGGTATGATTGAATCAGAAGAAAAATATCCAGATAAATCAAAACATTACTAT